AATGTGTATAATGAGGCGTGTAGCCGTTTGATAAGGATAATACCAGGTACTAGTGTAGTGTCTTTTTAATATCTCTAAAACTATCAAATATTTCATTATATTCTTCTTCCATCTCCTCGTCAAGTCTTTCTTGTTCATAACGTTCTTCAGTATTTTTTCCTTGTTGAGGAGGATCAATTTTTTCATACCCTTTGGCTATTTGATGATAACTTCTACTCATCTCATCTGTGGCGTTTGTTATCGTTAATATTTTATCTTTAGGAATTGTAACAATTGGATCGTGTGTAAATCCATTCCATTTAATTAAAGCAATATAGTCTTTTAATCCAGCTTTTGTAAATTGAGGAACGTATTTAATTTGTAATGGTTTAACGAGTCGAATGTATGGCGATTTGTCTTCTAATTGTTCAATAGGAAAAGCAGTGACAATGTCATCACCATTGACTAGTTTAACAATCTTAATTTGTTTTACTATTTTAATGTTTATCTCTGGCATTGTTTAACTCTACGTTATGTATCTCATAATTAAAATCTTCTCCATTGTAAATATTTATTCTTTCTTTAAAGTGTTGAAGTGTGTAATTCTCTTTTTCATTGTAAGAAATATCATCAGCAATATCGTATAAAGTAGCAGCTGAATTATTATCTTTTAACCGAAGACCACGACCAATACTTTGTAAATTACGTATCCTAGACTTTGAAGGACTAGCAAAAACAATATTGTGTAAATTGCGAATGTTAATGCCAGTAGAAAAAGTGCCGTAACTAGCAATAATGATAGCATTATCCGATTTCTCAGTAATCGCTCTAATAGATTCTCGTTCATCTGCCTCTACTCCTCCAAATACGAAGAAAACTTTTTTATCTTCGGCTTTATCTTCTATTAATTGTTTTAATATAACACCGTGTTTTTCAACATATTGGAATAAACATAAAGTATTGCCTTGTAAAGACAAACAAAGGTTCCGTATATATTTATTTCTTTTTTCGTTAGAAACGAGGTAATCCATTTCTTCTTGGTATGACTTATCTTTTAAGAAGTGACGAGCAGCTGAATCGTGTTGTAAAATTAAACAAATAATTTTTAAATCAGCAAGTTGTTTTCTTTCTTGTAGTTCACTAGTAGAAACAACTTTATTAACAGTACCAAATAAACCTTCTAATACAAGTTTATGGGTTTTAGTACCATCTAAAGTACCTGTAAGACCAACTCTATATTTACAGTTAATAAGTTTAGTCATAATCTTTGTTAATGAAACAGCTTTAAATAAGTGTGCTTCATCACCAATAATCATACCAAATTGATTAAACCATTTCTTTGGCATATTATAAATGGATTGCCAAGTAGATATAATAACTCTTTTATTTGTATCTTTATCGTGTCCAGAATATATCTTATGTACATTTCTTACACTATTGTAACCATAATCTTTAAAGTCTTTAAATAACTGTTCTACTAATGATGTGGTAGGCACAATAATAAGTATCTTATCTTGTTTAGTATCTTTTAATCTAAGTAAATTAAAGATTAACATTAAGTAAATAATAAGTGATTTACCAGATGCCGTCGGCGAAACTAGTAAACATCTATTCTTTTTTACTGAATGTACAAATGCTTCTTTTTGATAATCTCTTATTTCTAATGGCACTTTAAGTGCTTTAATAAACTTATTAATATTATCGTCTGTTACGTTTACGTCTTTTATCTTTGTACCATCTACAATTTGTACTTTATTTTTTTGACACCAATCTATGATATAAGGATATAAACCAGCATATATTTGTCCTGTGGCATAACTGAATAATCTTATTTTACCGTCCCAAACTCTATTACGATATTGTGGCATAAACTTAAAACCTGGTACTTCAAAGGTAAAGTATTCTCCAAGTTCACGTCTAATATCGGCGTCTGCTTCTATTTTAAGATAGACTTCATCTTTTTTATCTATGATTAAATATCGTGTAGTAGTCATTATACAAAAGGTTTACCGACAACCCAACCAACTAATACTTTTCTTGTACCAGATTTAACAGGATGTACTTTATGCCATACGTGTGAGGGAAAAACTATAATAGTTCCTTGTTTAAAATTCTCTTTAAATTTAAAGTATTTGTTTTTTTCGTAACGTGGGTGAGGTATACAGATTTCAAAGTTGCCACCTGTATAGTTATTGTTTATTGTTTCATCATCATTTAAACAGATAGTAAAACTTATTTTTCTAACTAAACCATTTTTGTATGACTTAGCGTGTGTATCAATATGCCAATCATAATGATCTCTTATATTATAAATGGTATATTGTAATGGTTCAAAATCTCTTAATAAGAAGTTCCAACCAGCGGTTTCGTTTGCTTCGTTAATAACAGGTGTGATTTGTTCTATTAAAGACTTATCATTCAACCAACCAATATGTGATTTTCTATTAAGTTGATTGCCGTCAGCAATTTTTGCTAACTCTAACTTTTTCTGGTCGCCTTGTTTTAATATATTATTACAAAACGATTCTGAAAAAGCATCTTCTTTAATAAAGTATGCTGAATCTAAAAACATTAAATAGCTCCACTAGTAAACTTTCTCCAATCAATGGCGTCTTTAATTAAAAAACCCCTATTACTTATCTGTCTAATAGTTCTATCTAAAAAGTCAACTGTTGTTTGTAGATAATCAACCTTTTGTTTTTGTCTTTGTAAATCTTCATCTGAATCTAAATATTTGTCAATATCAGTTTTTAATATTTTTAAATCAAATGGTTTTAAAGCATAAACTTCAGCGGGTGATTTACCTGTATAGTATTCCCACTTATCTCTTTTAAGTGTATTGTATTCTGTTTCTGCTCTACTTAACATTAACTTAAACTTAGTTAAGTATTTCATATATTTGTTGTGTAGTTGAGGTGTTTTAAGAGCTTCTAAATCAAGTTCTGTATCATTAATTTTTAAGTCTTTGTCAACCAATTCTTGTAATTGTTCTAAATCCATAATATCTCCATTATATCACAAAACCTTTAAATTGTAAAGGTTATTAAGATGTTGTTACTGAGGTTGATGATGAACCTACGTTAGCAAAATCGTATATTTTATAATTAAATGTTACAGTTGCCGTTAGATAATCTACATCACCAGCTTGTTGGTCATAACTTAAACCAGTCAATGCTGTTGGAAATAAATCTCTAAATCTAACTTCAACTATAGGGTTGTTTTTACTTGTTAGTATTGATAGTGTAGCGTCTGAATAAGTTCCGCCTGCTTGTGTAGAACCATATTTTACTTTACCTGGTTCTGTAGAAACTGAATTTGTTGTACCAGGAAATCTATCATTACCTGCTGATGCTAAGTTTCTGTATTCATCATAACCTCTAGGAAATCCTAAACCTACTATCCAACCGTGTATCTCTTGGTAGTTTTCTAAGTTTTCATCTACCATAAAAGTCATTGTCAAAGTATCGTAAGTGATACTATCTCCAGGAAGTGGTATATCTCTAAATGGTGTAGGTTGTCTAACTGAACCTAATGATATTCCAGGTATGTTTACAGCAGTACAAAAGTATTCTACTTTAGGTAACTTAATTATACTAAACTTAAACTGTGTAGGACTAGCATAATCTTGGGCAGTTGGTTGTCTAGCAAGTGAATTAATTGTAGTCATAGAAGTATTTATATGCTAAAAAAAAGGGGAGGTTTTAACGCCTCCCCTTTTGTAAGTTGGTAATCCAACTGATATTACATTAAGTTAGAAACTTTAACTCGTCTGTAGTATCTGTTTGAATTTAAGTTACCAGCGTCATTAACCGCAGTAGCAGCACCAGAGATAGCTCCAGTTTGTGCGAATGGGTTAGCAACTAAGCCGTATCTTGTCTTAAATCCAATTTTTGGTTGGAATGTGTCTTGTCCAACAGCTCTTACCATTTGTAATGGCACGTATGGGCAGTAGAATATACCAGCATCATACGGAGATGTACCTTTGTATCCAACAACGAAATACTGGCTAGCAGTATTGTTTGCTGAATATGGATCAATGTACACTTTAAATCTACCGTTTAATACACCAGCAAATGTGTTGCCTGTGTCGTCAACGTTTAGACTGTTGTTAAGAGCAGGAGTGTAGTCAAGTACACCAGCCATTTGTAAAGCAGACGCAACGTCTGATGAACAGATGATGATGTTACCTTTTCCTCTACGTGTTCTTTGAGCGATAGCGTTAGCTTCTCTCTCAACTTGGAACATAAGACCTTTAAATCTCTCAACTGACCATCTACCGTTTGAGTCTGTATCTAAATCAAATACACCTTCAGTAGTTGTGTTGACTGTTCCTGTATTAGCAGAAGCACCTTTTTCAGCAACTGAATAGATTGTTCTAACTACTTCTCTATTGATTTCAGCTAAGATTTCAGCAGATAGGATGTTAGCCAATTCAGTTTCAGCGTCTAAGCCGTGAATAGCTTTAAGGTCTTGTGCTAATTCCATAGTGTACTCAGCCTTTAAAGCTCTGCTTCTAGCAGTCACAGTTGATTTCTCAATTGAGAACGCCATTTCAGCAAAAGCATTATTGCCTGAATCACCTAGAGCTTCAGCAGTAGCTGTAGCCATACCAGTACCAGTTGTGTAAGCACCAGCAGGTGAATCGTTAAGTACAGCAGGATTAGTTCCTGACTGAGCAGATGAACCTTCACCACCTACACCAGGTAGTGTTGAGTCACCAGCAGCATTTCTACTAGAAAAATCAGTATCAGCTTCGTTAAATAATGCCTCAGCACCAGTTTGTGAAGTGTATCTGCTTCTCATAGCAAAAATTAGACCAGTTGGACCAGTCATTGGTTGTACGCCAGCAATATCGTAAGCGATAAGGTTTGGCATTGCTCTTCTAACTAAAGAAATTAGGATTGGATCCCAATTTGAGATAGAAGAACCAGTAGCATTTGTTGGAGCAGCTTCATTTAAAAAAGCAGCATCCTCTTTTAGTGCTCTCTCTTGGTTCTCAAGGATAACACTTGTAACGGCACGTCTGTATGAATCCGTGATCTTTGGAAGATCAGCGTGTTCTAAGACTGGCTGCCATTTTTTTTCGTAAGTTTCAGATAAGTACATATCTTTCTCTCTCCTCTATTATTTTGACAACTTAATGTCTTTTGTTTTTGTAATAGCGGCGGTATAAGCAGCCATCGCTTCTGACAAATCAACGTTTGTTGTTTCTTCGCCTACCGCTACATTATCAATGTCATTCTCTTGTTTGACTTCTTTTTTACCAAAGTAAGATTCTTTAATAGTTTCTACTTTAGTTTTGAACTCCTCAGAATTTGAAAACTCAACTTCTTCAGCAAGTTTGTTAAACTTTTCTTTTTGAGTATCTGTTAAATCAGCAGATGCCTCATCAATGATGTCTTGTTTTACCAATTCACCATTTTCTTTATTCAGTTCAACATTCTTTTCAATCTGTTCGTTAAGTTTTTTCTCTAAGTCTTCAATTTTAGAAGCTTGATCTTCGAGCACATTATATTTTTCATCTGGAACGTCAATGTAGTGATCTTCAAATAATTTTTTCAAACCACTAATGAAGTCCTCAGCAATTTCTCCCTTAATGCCTCGCTCAACAGCAAGAGCGTTTTCTTTCATCCATTCTTCTACTACGTAGGATAGATAAGAGTCAACTTTCTCTACTAATTCAGCTTTAGCACTTTCGGATTCTTCTTTAAGCTTTTGCTCATAGCTTGCGTTCATCTTTTTCTTCATTTCTGAAACTTTTGATTTCAGAGCAGCTTCAAAGATTGTAGCAGCTTTTGACTTAAATTCCTCAGAAAGACCTTCGTCAGCAGTTAAAGCCTCAACGTCAGCAGAAACATCAATTGTTTCATCTTCTTCGTTTACTACTTCTTCTTTGACTTCGTCTTCTTTGATTTCTTCGGAACCATTGTCAACAGCAGTTTCGTCTTCCTCTTTAAGTTTTGGCATTGCGTCAGCACTACCTTGACTTTTTTGTTGAGGATCGCCAGAAACTTGCTTAGTTTTTTTCGTTGCGTCTGGATTGCTGTCTGTTGGTTTTACAACAGCAGGACCTAAATCTTCTGCCTCGTTTGACAATTTAGAAGGTTCAGCCGCTACAGCATTTTTCTTAGGAGCATCTGCTTGAGGGTTAGCAGCGTTTGCTTCGCTAACTTCTTTAACAGCTTCCTGTTCCAACGCCTCGATGTTTTTTTCTGTTTCGGCCATTAGAAATCTCCTTATTAAAATAACTAGTTATTTCGTTTTTTGTTAATAATATTTATAAAATTAAAGTTTTTTAAGAAACGATTCAAACACTTTTAGCTTAGTTTCTTCTAAAGCTCTTTGTTTCGCCTCTCTCACTTGTCGCTTCCAAGCTTGTATGTCTTTCTCTACGAGAACGCCATTTTCCCAAACCCACTCCCTCGATTCCATAATGCCTTCAACGAAAGCATCAGGTGCCGACGGATCAGCAACTATATCAGCGGCAGTAGCTAAGTAAAAATCATCTTTTACGTAGTTCGCACCGTTTCTTTGAAGTAATGAACCCATACCTCGACTTGAAACACCCAATTGAGCGCCCTCATCTATAAGACCTTTTACAATCTTACCATATGGAGTATCCATTATCTTCGCTTCACCAACAAAGTTATTGCCATCTGGTGATAACTTAGTAATCATATGTGATACTCTTTCTAAGTTAACAGTTGGACCATCTGGATGTCCCAACTCGCCAAAAGCACGTTTTTTATTGATAAACTCTCTATTGTATCTATTCACTTCCTTTTCCAAAATTTCTTTTGGATAAACTCTTCCATTTCTATTTTTTACATTTGACTGTAAAAAGATACCTCTAATTTTATAATTCTTTTTGCCGTTTGTTTCTTCAACTAGATATTCGGCGTTAGATACTTCTTCGGAAATTAGTTTCATTT